GCCACGAAATACTGTTCTCGACCGGCCCCATCGCATCGAGGCAAAGACCGCCGCCGACCATGGTCGAGACGCCGATCATCTGCCTGCCGCCCACCGGCATGGAGTCCGGCAATTCCATGCCGGTCAGTTGCATCGGCCCGATGGTCAGCAGGCCATAGCCGCCGAACATCTGCCCGGCGGCCTGCACCGCCGACAGCACCGAACCGCTGATGCTCATGCTCATGCTCATGGGAGATACGATCCTGGGGCCGGCACGCCCGGCGCCGGCGGCACGAGATTGTTGTTCATGCCCGTGGGCGCGGTCGGCATGGCGCTTTGATGCTGGGCAATCGCGCTGACCGTCGCGCTGGTCAGCACGTCATGGTTCGTCACCATCGTGGGTAGCGGCTGGTCGATGATAATCCTGGCGTAAAGCGGCCGATCGGGCGTAGCACCGGGCATGGTCATGCCGTCCGCCAGCGATGGGTCTCCGGCTGGCCGGCCCCGTGCCGCCCATGGCACGGCCGCTGCCTTGGTCGCCGTCGCGATCGCACCGCTGGCGCCAAAACCGCCTGTGCCCATGCCGGCAGCGCTTAAATAGGCGGCATCTCCCGCCGCGATTTCCGTTCCACCCGATCTTTGAAGGCGGCGCCACGTGCGCTCGATCACGGTGCCGGCGTGCGCTCCAGCCTCATCCACCTTGCTTGTCTTGTGCAAAAGCCGGGTGGGCATCGGGGCCCTGTCGGTCCGGCCCGTCAAGGTGCCAATACGCACAAGCCCACCGGCATCGCGCGCGCCGGCCGCCGTTTGTTGCAACGGCTCGTGCGCTTTTGCTCCGGGCTCAACGCCGACCGCGTGCCACGGGAACGGATCCCGCGGCAATGCGATCTTCCTGGCGAGGTCGCCGGTGAGGAACTCATCGGCACCACCTAACTTCCTGGACAGCGCCTGCAGACCGCGCGAATCTTGCATGCCGCTCGGCCCGGCCTTCGCGATCAGGCGCCCACCCTCCGGCACGGCAATCCGGCCGGCTTGGGTGCCCCCCCGCTCCAACAGTTCGTTAGATACCGTCGGCGCCAAGGCGCGCGGCCTGCGGTTCGGCGCGTGGGCCGCTTGGATGACCCTCAACACGGCGGCCGGCGTGAGACCGATAGCCGGCGCGCGCGCCGGCTGTGACGGCACCGTGCCGGCCGCTTGCCTGTCCGCCGTGCCACTTAAGGGGCGTGCGGGGAGAGGCCGGCGCAACGTGCCCGCTTCCTTGTTCGCCGCCGGTACCGGCCCGCTTCTCGTCGCCAGCGCGGCATTGACCCGATCGATGACGCCTTGCAGCGTTCCCAACCGGACAATCGTCGCGTCGGCCTGCTCATCACCGAGCAATTCAACGGCGATTTGGTAAAGATCGATGTCCGGCATGGCGCGCCTTCCGGCCTGAATGATGGAAACGGTAGACAGAGAGCGCCGAGGCGGGCGGCATAACGATACCGCATCATCCTTCCGCGCTTAGCGCAATCATCCGCAGCCAGGTGCGTGCGCGTTGCGCCTCAAGCTCCCTGGCAATCATCATCACGGCCGCCCGGCGTGTCGCACTCATGGCAAGCGCGGCCTCGATCGAGGGCGCGGCCCCGGCCATCGCCAGAAACACCGCCTCCCGCAACGCCGGGCGGCCGGCTAGTTTTTTGCCGCCACCTCGCTCAACCGCGGCTCCGGCTCAGCCGGGCGCACTGCATTGAAAGCCGCCAACAGCCCCGACGCGCCCAACCGTTCGACCCGCGCGCGCACATCATCCTGCGTCGTGGGAAAAGCCAGAGCTGCGCCATCTATCTTGCGCACCTGCGCCGCCAGATAGGCCGCTGCAATCCAGCCCGGCACGTCCGAATAATCGCCTGCCAGTTCGAACAGATCCAACTCTTCGATGGCGGAAAGCGGCGACGCCTCGATCGCGCGCGCGTCCGGCGCAATCACCATGTCCTGCAGCGCATCAGCGATCTTCGTCACGCCCACCGCCCCCAAATCGCCGATCATCCCGCGGATATGCGTCCGCGAGAACGGAAACGGGTTGGGAATCCCGTTGATGCTGCGCACCGCGGCGGCCTGCAGCGCGCGGTTCCACCACACACGGTTGCCGCTCAGCTTCTGCTCGCGGCCGGTACCGGGCGCGTCCACGCCCTCAGCCAGCCGCATCGCCTCATGCGGCTCAACCGGCTGCAGCTCCAGAACGCGGCCATCATCCAGGGTTATGGAGATCATGCGTTGCTGAAACTCTCAGCAGCCCACTCGATTTTCTGCAACACCGAGCGGCCCGGCTCATAGCGGCCGATATCGGTGATCGTGAAGGTTACGGTGGCAAAATGCTGCGTGGTCTGCGCGCCGCTCAGCTCGCAGATGGTCAGCGTGAGTGACCCGGTGGGAATCGACGCACCGGTTTGCCAGGCCTGGAACATCTGCTCGTAAAGCCGCTCGATCTGGTTGTTCACGCGGGCAAACTCGATCGTACCGTTCGGACCCCGCATCACTACGACCGAGTTCGTCACGCCGTTCAGCGTCTGCACGTCCACCCGCTTCTGGTTCGGGTTGGTGGTGATCTGCGTCATCTCCGGCACCGTAATCGGTCCGTAAGGGCCGATCATGGTCGCGCGGACATTTTCACCAATGGTAAATTGCGGCATGGATCAGTTCTCCCTTACGATGCCGAGCCGGTGCCGGACGAAGACGAGATCGTCACCGTCTGGCCGCCCTCGACATTGACGATGAATTTCTCGTTGATCGCCTGATACTGGATCTGCACATCCGCCTGCACATAACCCAGTGCCGTGCGGGCTGGCGGGTTGTTACTGCTGTCGCACACCACGGAGAACGGCAGGGAACCGTTCGTGCTGCCGAGCAATCCCTGGCTGAGCATCCCGCTCAAAAAATTGAGCAACGTCGCCTTGATGTTCAGGAACATCTGTGCGTTCACCACCTGACCGACATAAATGCCCATGCCGGCCTGCAAGGTCGCCGCGATGTAATCCGTCAGGCGCGTGTAATTGTCCCCGTTCATGGCAGCACTGGACGAGGTGTTGAAGCCGCCGCGCACGCCGAAATAGGCGCCACCCGGCTGCGGGTTGGCGATCACGTCCAGCCCGTTCTGGAACAGCACAGAAAGATCCGCGCTCGCATAAGCGCTTTGCTGGCCGGTGCCGGGCACGCCGGATTTCTGCGTGCCGACCACGCCGTAAAGCGGCTTGTTGAGCGAGGATTGCTCCGGCGAAAGGTTGGCGAGGCGCCCCGCCACGAAGGCTTGCGGCGAAACCAGGCGCAGCACGTTGTTGGTGGTGTCCTGCCAATAGACCCAATCGCCGAACATCAGCTTCGCCCAGGGCGAGTCCACGCCGGCAGTTTGCTTGTTGGTCACCGCGTCGGTGATGCCCGTGGCACTGAGCGCCTCGCCCGGCGGATCGGTCATCATGATGTAAAGTCCTTCGGACACCGCGAACGCGATCTGCGTGGCCCAGGTGGTGGACGTCGTCACATCCGCCAGCATGGCGACACCGCATCCCTGACCCTGCAGCGCATACATGCCGCTGTAAGGCGGAGTGTCCACGCCCAGCATCAGCGTGTCGGTCATGCTCGCCACGCCATCGGTGCCGCCGGCAAACGCGTGGGCGGCGGCGGCAACGGCGCCCGAGGTTCCGGTCGCGCTCGCAGTGACGATCTGCGACGGGCCGCGCAGCGCGCTGCAGCCGTTATTGATCGCGTTCGCCATGTTCGCCCACACGGTCGTGCCGGTGCCGGGAATATTGTCGAACACTTCCGGCGTGAAGCCGGGAATGGTGATGGTAACGCGCCAGCTATTGGCCTTCGAGCCGGCGGAGACCGTGGCCACGATGTTGTTGCCGAGCGTGCCGGTATATTTCGCCGTCAGCGTCAACGCGGAGAGAATCGTCACGCTGGCCTTGGTGTCGGTGCCGTCGGTGGCACGCACGCAGCGAAAATTCTGCGCGCCTTGCTGCACGGCAATCGCTGTGGCGGTGCCCATATCGTAAGTGCGCGGCATCACCGGGCCAAAACCCGCGGCATAATCAGCCATGTCGCCGATTACGGTGGGCACGCCGACCGGCCCCCAGGTCGCGGTGCCGACAATGCCCAAAACATCGGTCGGCACGCCGTTCAGTTGCGTGACGGAAGGCGGGACGATCACGACGTAAAGATCCGGCACGATCAACGCCGTCGTGTTGAGCGCGCCACTTTGAACAATCGGCATGAGAAAATTCCCTATTGGCAACGAAGGGTAAAAGCGGGCTCCGCCCGCACCCGCCGGGGCCGAAAGGCCCCGGACCCCAAAAATTTTACGCTCAGGTAATCGTAATCGGCGAAAGCACGGCACCACCCTGCATGGCGTCGCTCACGGATTTGAGCCAGACGGAGAGATAATACGTTCCGGAAACGTTAGGGACGGCGGCGAACACGGCGACAGCCGAGCCGCTATTGATCAGGCTAGCGGTATTGCCGCTGCTGCCATAGGTCACGCCGCTTTCGCCGCTGGCGGGAATGGTGGTGGGCGCGGTCGTGGTCCAAAAGATATGCGCGGTGTCGCCGCTAGCGGTGTCGGCGGGAGACAGCATGAATTGCAGGGGAATCGAGCTGGCAGGCGTCCCGCCCGCGGCCGCGCCGTTGGTCGCCGAGGAATAGGTCGCCGCCGGTGCATCCGCCGGATTGATGCCCCACGTGTAAGTTGCCCCGTACGTGTTTGTGATGGTCGGCGCGCCACCGCTCACGCTAACCATAAGGGCGGCGGAAATAACCCGCACGCCGGTGCTGCCGGCTTGCTCAGACCAGACATAATAGATGCCCGCGGCGCTTGGGCTGAGGCTGGCGCTCCATGTGCCGCCCGTCACCGTCGCCGCCACCCATGCGGCGGGCGCCATTGTCGCGGAAGTCGAGAGCCCCACCTGCACCGCGCTGTCATCCGGCGTCACGGTGCCGGCAATCGCCAACATGGTCCCGGCCGTTCCGGTGGTCGGCACACTGGTCAGGGCAATCGCGCCCCCCACCGCCGCCGCCGCAAGCGCCTCGATGGCAGCGAAAGAGAACGGCGTCGCGCCGGGCTCGTTCACCGGCGGCGTAGGTGCAAAAACCATGGTGACTCCTTGAACTTCAGAAAAATGCGGTCACGCCGGAGAGAGCGCGATCCCGAACCGGGCGTTGGCCGAGCCCCCGCTCCCCGTCATCGAAACGGGCGACCCCAGCGGCATGTTCACACGCCAACCGTCCCCGAGCAGCTGATTCAGATCACAGTCCGCCGGCACCGCGATCTGCCCGAAATTATCGGTCACCGCGCAACCGCGGCCAATTTCAGTGAGCGGCTGATCCGCCCACATCTCGCCAGGCCAGGGATAGAACAGGCGGCAGGCACTCGCTTGGTTAGTGGGCGCGCTCGCCAAAGTGAGCTGCAGATGCGTCGTATCCAGCCTGGTGCAGGCAACCGCCCGGATCATCGCCCCGGGCGCAATGATGCTACCGCCATCCATAACGCTGAACCCCACGCCCTGGGCCGGCAGCGGCGCGTCAGCGCCTTTCGGTGAGGCCAAAGCCGGCACCACCAGATCATTGCCGCCATCATGCTGGATGGTGAGCACCACACTGGCGCCCGAAAGCGTGGCCGCGACAATCCTTGGTCCCGTCCCGGCGCCGAGCGATGCCGGCAACAAAGATGCCGACAACCCGTTACTGGCGAGGATCGCGCGCGCCATCGCCAGCGCCCCGCGCCGATAGAACGCTACATTGTCCATCGCGTCCCGATGGCCGGGATTGGGCGTGCCCGTGGTCTCAACACCGGTGGCCGCATTCCAGTTGTCGCCGCGCGTGATGGAATCGTAAGTCTGCGGCACGGCCCACACCAGATTGTTCGCCGGATCGGCGGCCAGCTCCACCCAGGCTTCCCGCACCATCGCCGCGCCCGCCGGCGTACCGTAAGGCGGCCCGAACACCCCGAACGGCATCGCCGCCGCGCTTTTCCCGAACGCCGCGCGGATCTGCGCGATATCGTTTAACAGCGCCGCCTTGTAGACAGGCTTGTCTGCATATCCCAGGCCGCCACTGCCGCTGAACGCGGTGAGCGCGCTATCGGTCTCGCCCCAATACAGAATGCCGGCCAGCGTCGCCGCACGTGCCGCCGGCGCTAACGCCGCGATCATCGCCAGCATTGCCGTCCCGTCAGCGCCATAAGCGGCCGCGCTGGCCGCCGCCGCCGTATCCCCGCCATAGGTAAGAAACGAGCCATAGCCGGTGACGCCGGCATAAACCCCCGCCCCGCTCACATCTGAAGCAGCACCGGAAACGCCCCCCGGCATCCCGGCGGCGCCAAGATAGGCCGCAACGGCTTGCGCCATGGCCAGCAGCGCCCCGTCCTGATCATTGGCATAGGCGGCATTGCTCTGGCCGTGGCCGAACAGCGTCAGGTTCGCGAGCCCGCTTACCACCCCGCCTTGGGGCGCATCCGCCGCCATCAGCGCCAGGCCGGGGCGCGCCAGCAGCAACCGCCCCGCCGTGACGATCTGCCCCATCACAGCACCGCCACCACAGTCGGGATGGCGCCATAGGCATAAATATGCGCAACACCGCCGGTCGCAATCTGCATGGCCCCGGTGTTGGAAACCATGCCGGACAATGCCACCGCCGCCCCGGAAGCATTGATGAGCGTGCAAGCGAAGCCGTCACCTAACGAGGCCAATAATGGCGATAACGTAACGCCCGCCGCCGACACCACCAGAATGCGCCGATTATGAGCGGCGGTTTCCAGCGCGACCGAAGCCGTGACAGAAACCGACGGGATCAGAAATCCCGGCAATTGCGCCGCGAGCCATTCCGCAATGGCACTGAAAGGCTGTGCGAGAATGGCTTTGCCGCCCTGCGCCACCAAAGCGGTGTCGCTGGCCGCTGGAGGTGTTGCGGCCGGCAACTCATCCGGCGTCTCCCCCGCGGCGCTCCCACCCAGTAGGCTCGCCACCACCGCGGTGGGAATGGGCAAAGCGGCCACGGTTTGCAACGCCGGCGAGGTTACCAGCACAGGCGCGCTGACAGCCTGAGCCCCGGTGATGGAGTCATAAGCCCACACATACCATGTACCAGCCGCCACCGGCGTCAGGGTCACCGCAAACGCGCCATTCGCGGTAGCCGCACTCGTCCAGGCGCCCGCAGGCAGGGTGGTGGCGCTGGTCGAAAGCTGCACTTGCACGCTGTCGTCCGCCGGAGACACCGTGCCGGTCACCGCCAGCGCCGCACCGACCAGGCCAGTCCCATTGGCCGAAACCGTCACGGAATTGGTCATGAGAAACTTCCCAGCATCGTACCCGAAAGGTCGCCGATCACGTTGCCATCCCCGTCCGTCAGAACGCCGCCCATCGCAGGCCCATCGCCGGCCCAGAAAATTTGTCCGGCGCCGGTACCCACCAGCAGCAGCGGCGCCAGCGCGGCAGCTTGCGTCTGCAGCATGCCCTCGTCGAACAGGCAGCGGAACGAAAGCCAGCGGCGCCAGATATCGTCGCGCTTGGGCGTATCGTCGTCGCGCTCATCTTCGGCGACAATCCTTGCGCTGGTGCCATCGGCCAGACCGATGAAGCGCGTCAGATTTCCTTCCGGCGTCAGCAGGGATTTCAGCCCCGCGACGAGCCGCCCGAGCGCGGCGCGCTTCAAATAGCCATTCTCCCCTTGCCCGGCGGTCGCCAGAATGGTGACGGAAATCACCGTCTCCTGTTGGCCGGTAGCGTAGAAAACCACCTGGTCCGCCACCACCCGCGCCGCTGCGACCGGCCCGCAGGCAAGCGCCGCAGCCGTCGCACTCGCGCCAGGAATCATCGCCGCGAACAAAGCCGCCACGCTCGCCGGCGTATCGGCGGCACAGAGGCGGTGCGCATAACAAACCTTGTTCACAGTCACCCCCACCACCATGCCCGGCCCCGCCGTGCCGCCGAACACCACACCAGGTCCGCCGATCGCGACCGTGAAAGTCGGTGCGGCCCGGGTCACTTGTTGCCAATGCGGGAGGAACTGCGTGGCATTGCGGGTCGTCCCCTGAATCCGCATCACGCCGACATTGCTGACATTCGCAGCAATGTCCTCCTCAAGCTCGGCGCTGCTCGGTTCGCCGATATAAAGCCGCGTCGGCATCGTCAGCGGCGGCGCGCCCGGCCCCCCGAGCCATGGCGCGGCGCAATTCCCCACCTCCCCGAACTGATATTGTACGCCGGGATACAGCAACCCCGCCAAGGCGTTGCATACGCCCTGCTCCACATCATCGATGGTCGCCATCGTTCAAGCTCCTGCGCGGATCGCCGTAATCTGCCAGCCATTGGCGGAAAGGACCGCGGACTGCACCGTCCATGTCACCGGCTGCGTCTCACCAGTGGTGAGCTGGTCGCCACGCGCGATCTGCCCGGGAAGCGAGGCGGGCAGCAGAATTTGCGCGTTTGGCTGATCCACAGTGCCCGGCAGGTGCAAGTCCGGCACGGTGCGGCGCTCACTCGGCTGCAACCAGCCGGGCCAGCCCGTCGCTTTCGGCACCGCCATCAGCGCCCCGGCACGATTTCCCGGGCCAGCGGCGGCACGCCGCATCTGCGACCACGCAAAAACCTCATTGCACAACGCAAGGCGCAATGCGTTCGCCAGCGGCATGATTTCCGCCAGAAAATATGTTTCGTTCCCCACAAGATAATCGCCCGCCAGGAAGCCGGTCGCATCGAAAGCCGCAAACCGATCCGCCTTTCCCCACGCAGCCGATTCCGGCTGCAGATTTTCCGTGCTGGTCACATACGCCATCACCGTACCGCGCAGATTGCCCGCTGCGACGACTGGCCCAGTCCCTTGCGGGCGATACCAGCTATGGGGAACGCCGAGCACGCTGGCCGTCTGCGCCAGCCCAAGATTTATGGAAGCTGCGATAGCGCTTTCAGACACTCACACCACCATTGAAATGTTATTGCCGCCGGGCTGCAGAAAGGGGCCGGGAGGCAAGCCCATGAAATCGCAGAGCCTGCGCCGCCAAGTATCGTATAGCGCCACACGTTGCGCCACCTCGTCCTTGTTATGTTGCCACACCGCCGCCGCATCGGTGGCGAGATTCGCCCCAGCAGCCGGGATCGCCATTTCCAGCGCATAAAGCGTCGCCAGATATTGACGCACCACCGCAAATTCCGGCGCCGACAAATTGTTCAGGCGAAACTCCATCAGCCCATAAGCCTGGAAAAACCGCCAGCCCTGGAATCCCGCCGGACCGGCGCCGTACGCGGGATAACCGCAGAAACGACGAATCTGCGTCTTCTCATCGTCAGAAAACGCCGCCATGCTGTATTGGTTGCTCGGCGATTCCGGGGTGCTGCCGCTCATGATGTGCTTTCAAAAAAGCAAGAAAAAAAGACTACTTTTTGTGAACAAAAAGTAGCAAAAAACTTTGCTAACTTTGGGCCCGTGCAATTTAACTGCCTCCGGCCCAGCATAACAAAAGTTTTTTGCGCCGCTTTTTTTCAAAAAAGCGGCCACTTTCTTAATAGGCCGTGCCGCTGCCGGCCGTGACATACACATCGCCGCTACCGCCCGCGAGCATCACCGACACGCGGGTGATGAACGGATTCGACGCGAACAGCTGTCGTCCGCCAGGCGGGACCGGCGTCGACGTGAGGGTGGCGATGCCGCCAAGCGCGACGAAAGCGGTCGCCGCCGTGGCGTTGTAAACCAGCAAAGCCTCGGCTGCCGCCACAGTGCCGCTGACTGCGCCGGTTGAGGCGGCAATCATCGTGGTGCCGATCGGAGAAAAGGGTGAAATGCTGCCCGTGGCCATGGTCTCAGTCCTTCCACTCAACCGCCGCATCCGTCGCGGCAATCACAGCCGCAGTCGCGGCATCTACGACATATTCCTGGCCCTGGCTGAACGTGACGATATGCCCATTCAAAACCACGCCGAAAAACTTTCCGGCGCAGAACCTGCGCGACGCCGGCCGAGATTCGACGAGCGCCTGAGAAACTGGGTCAGGCGCCCGGCTTTTCCGCGCCATCAGCCGATATGCTCAATCATGACCGCCCGCTTGTACAAAGCACTGGTCGCGGTCGGCACGGTCGTCGGCGTGGTGGTCACGTCGGAGGGCGTGCAGAAGCCGCCGATCCAGTACCAGCTCTGCGCGATGATCTGCTGCAAGCGGTCGATCGGCTCGCGGGTCACCATGGCCACGCCGTCGACGATGCTGACGATGGAATCTTTCGGCGCTACTTCGGAGGCCGCCATACCGGCAAAATCCCCCTCGATCAGCGCCCCCTGTCCGCAGATAATCGGGCGACGCACATACAGGTTGGGAAGGCTCGGATGCGGCTGCACATAAGCCTCGGTGGTCGGACGGAAGCGCAAGCCCAGAAACGGCGATCCCAACGTGCCGGCAGCGAACTCCGTGGTCAGACCCACGCCCTGGAACAGTTGCTTGAAATCCGGGTCGGCGAACAACTGGCGGGAAGAAACCGGGTCCAGATAGCAATTATACATCGGCCCGCCGCCGACACCCGGCACCGCGTTGGCGCGCATCGCCGCTACGCCGTCGAGCAACACGCTCATGGTGAGCGTATCGGTGGCCTGCAGCAGGCTGGTATTGCTGCGCCCACTCGGGCGCTTGACGGCGGAGGCGTTCGCCGCGATCACCGTATTACCGGCGGTACCGTCCGCCACGGAGACGTTGCCCGAGAATGTCAGCGTACCGGACACGCCGTTTGGTGCGCTGGACGCGTTGGTGGCGTCAGCGGTCGCGCCGATCAACGTGTAAGTGTCGCTGCCGACCACCACGCTGATGGTATTGCTGCCCGAAATCGCCGCCCAGGTCGGCTGCACGCCAGCGGCGATGGCCGCGGCGGCGGAGGTAAAGCCCGCCACGCTCGTCGCCTGAGTGAAGCCGCGAATATCGTCCACGGCGATCGTCGGTCCGGCGCTGCCCAGCGTGGTGCGTACGCGGGTATTGCCGTTGAAATAGGACGCAAACAGCGCGTTGCGGGCCAGCTCGTCCAGCGAGCGCTTGGCCTGCTCGCCATTCGCATAGGCATTTTGCAGAAACTGGTTGGCGATTCCCACGCGGCTCGTCACCATATTGAGATCGATGGTGGCCGCATAGAAATTCATGCTGAGCGTATATTGCTCAACCGACCAATTGCCGATGGTCAGGCCGTTATCCAGATTGGTATTGGTGGCAGACGCGAGCGGCGTGGTCACGCTCGGCATGAGGCC